AGCAGCCTTCTTCCGCTCGGAAGAAGGCTGCTGAGACGGCCAAAATAGTGTCTGAGACCAAGCAAGGGGAAGCCAAGACATTTGTGCAGTTAAGGAAGGAAGCATTTGAACTTGCAAGGTCATTGCCATTTCAAGGTGGTGCACCTCAATAAGTAAAGGATGGAATAATCATGCCTAAACACACACCGGCAAAGAGGGCGTTGAATAGGAAGCGAGCTGCAGCAATACGGAAACCTAAAGCGCCCATCAGAAAGAAAACCATATCTGGTCTGGCCAGAAACGCTGCGGCACGACCACGACAACGAAGGAGGTAGGTTATGTCATCAGGTGCATTGATTACCGACGGAAGACCCAAGAGAGCCAAGCGCGTGACTGGCACAAAGGCCGAAGCAAGAGTGTTAAAGGAATTGCAAGCGGTCAACAAGGCCATTGAAAAGAAGGATAAGATTGAGCAGAAGAAGTTTGAAAGATCCAACACGCTGTTCGACAAGCGCAGGAAACTCCAAGAGCAACTGGGCATCTAAATATGGATGACTATCTTGACCGGCTGAAACAACAAAAGATTGATGCCTTCAAAGTTGCCGACGCCCGTTTGAAGGCCAGAATCAGGCACAGGGCCGACGAATTGCAGACAGCGAAGCCACTACCTCGGTACTTATTGAGGGCATTGGAGTCGGCTGATCTTGGGAGAATCGAGGCTTGCATTGACAAGGCGATGGGTGAGGGATGGACAGAAGAGGAAATGACCTTATCCCTGGATGTTATCAAGGCACACGTCAAAAATATAGTTGAACAATAGTTTACCGGAACTTTAAACCGGGGGCCATTTGGCCACACTCTAAACACCATTTGAGAGGTAAAATCATGGGCGAAGAAAATGCGGATACAAAAAACAAGAAGGACGAAGCTGATGAGAGCGAAGGCAAGCCAACCATAACCCTGGATGAAGGCGACGGCAATGACGATGAAGCCGGAGACGATGAAGGGGATGGGGAAGGCGAAGCTGGAGACGAATCGGAAGGTGATGATGATTCCGGCGAAGGCGACGGTCAAGACGGAGACAAAGACACCGATGAAGTCCAGATTGTTCGTGAAGGGGAGACGCAAGCCCCAGCAGGTACGCCAAGAGGGTTTTTAAAGCGAATCAACAAGTTGAATGGAAGGGTTGATGCGGCAAAGGGTGAGACAGACCAATACAGGGAACGCAATCTACATTTAGAGGACATCAATAAGGTCCAAAAGATGAGGATTGAGCAACTGGAAGGTCAGCCAAAACCTGAATCTTTAGTTAAACCGGATCCGGAAAAGTTTGATGAGGGTGTTTATGATAAGGAGTACATAAAAGCCTTTGATGAATACCAAGACAAGAAACTTGACGCCCGTTTTGATGAGAGGATAGCCAAGCAGACCAAACAGACCTCCGTGACCAGTGACCAATCGGCGCTGGCTCTGAAACTTCGCCAACGGCAAGAAGCCCATATTGAACGGGCTCAAAAGTTGAAGGTGAAGGATTATGAAGAAACGGAGGATGTTACGCTTTCCATTATGGGTCATGATAAGGTCAATCACATTATCTTGGCATTGCCAGATAAAACCGAGCTGATCATGTACTACCTGGGCAAAAACCCAGACGTGGCTCATAAATATTCAGCTATGTTGGAGACAGAACCCATCAGGGCGTTAATTGAATTGGGCGGGATTTTATCTGAGATTAAGGTAAAGCCCAGCTCAAAGAAAACCCGGAAAGAGCCCGATGAGGATTTGGAGGGCGGCAATCTACCGCGTGACAAAAAGAAGCGGGGTCCGAAAGGGGCAACCTTCACATAAAGGGCCGGGGGTATGAAACCCCGGCGTTTGCATAATGGCTAATTCATTTGAAAGCAATTTTACTCGAATGCTGGCACGGGTGTTCTTGGAGAAATTTGAATCCGCAAGGGTTCTCTCCAAGAATGTAGACACCCAGTTGCTGGCTGGTAAATTTGCACCCAATACTGGGGACACCGTGGACTTTAAACGGCCCACGGACTATGTCAGCCGACGTACCGCAACTGGTGATGTTTCTTCCGGTGCTCTGAAATCGGACATTATCACGGGTAAGGCTTCTGGTGTAGTCCAGGATTATTTCACTGTATTTGTCGATTATGACGAAGCAGATGAGGCAATCAAGATGGATCAGTTGGACCAGTTACTGGCTCCGATGGCCACGCGTATTGTTACGGATATGGAGTTGGATTTTGCGGCATTTATGCTGAAAAATACTTCTCTGGTTACCGGAACAGTAGGCTCACCCATCTTAACCTGGGATGATGTTGCAGCTGCCGGTGCATTAATGGCGGCCGCAGGTGTTCCTGCAGATTCGATGTGGAATTATGCGTTGAATCCGTTTACTCAAAGGACTCTGGCATCTGATCAGCGTTCGTTGGGTGCAGGTGGAGTTGCTGGCGGACTGATTGATTCAGCCCATAAACGGGCAATCATTACCGACAACTTTGCTGGAATGAAAGTGATGATGGCCACGACCTTGTCATCATTTACTACGCCAGCCACTGGTGATACTACTGGTGCAATGAACGGCGCACCGGATGTCACCTATTTAACGGCGAAGGATACCATGACTCAGGTATTAGCGGTCACGGGCTTCGGCGCCTTTAGTGGTGTTATCCCAGCAGGTACGGTTCTGGAAATCACCGGGGTTAATCGGTTGAACTTGAATACGCGACAGCCCATCATTGATGAGTTGGGAGCCAATGTTATTTGGCGATGCGTAGTTCAAACAGATGCCACTCTGGCAGGTGGTGCTGGTAACATTACCGTAACTGGCCCAGGTATTTTTACTACTGGCGGTCAGTACAACACCACGGATGTGGCCATTGGTGCGGCCAATGTGGTGACCATTCTCAACGCCGATTCCACTCTGTTCCAGCCAAATGTCTTTTGGCATCGACAGGCGTTCGGTATCGGTTCGGTTCCAATCAAGAAACTTCACAGCACTGATACGCTCGCAACCACGGAAGACGGGATGCAAATGCGTGTTTCTAAAGGCGTGGGATTTCTTGAGAATAACCAGAAAGTCCGGTTTGATTTTCGACCGGCTTATGCGGCATTCAACCCATTCTTTGCAGGTCAAGGTTGGGGAACGCCGTAATCTAAATTGGATTGGTTCCTGTCCTTCGGCTAGCATGGGACAGGGGCCTTCCTTTTAACCATTAAAGGGGGTCTTATGAAGTGGAAAAAGCCGAGTGGAATTATAATTGAAACCAACGAAGAAGATTCAACCATTGATAAATGTGTTTCATTGGGCTGGGAGCCGATAGAAGATAGTGAGGGCAATGAGATAATCCCGGATCCAGAAACACCGGACCTTCCTGGGGAAGGCGGCCCGGAAACGCATGAAATTACCGAAGATGAAATGCCACCACAAGGCGAATTGCTATGAAGTGGAAAAACCCAAGGGGGGAAATCACGGAGGTTCCAGACGATGAAGCCAAAGAAAAACATTTGATTTCCCTTGGCTTTGAGAAAGTTGGCGACGTGTATGAAATACCTGCCCGAGAGGAAAAACCACCAGCCGCCGATGAACCAACCGGAGTGGAATAGGGGGTTGAAATGAGTACAGGAACTGAAATTATAGAAAGAGCACTACAAAGAATTGGTGCTCACTCGAAAGTCCAGCCAGCTGCACCAGAGACTATTATTGAAGGGATGAATACGCTAAACTCTATGATCCAATTATGGATTTCGTGGGGAGTGGATATTCAAGTTGTTCCTATCGATGACCCTGGTCAGGACTTTAGCGAACCGCCCGATGCAACGAACGCGATTATCGACAACTTGGGTGTTATGTTGGCTCCTAACTTTGATAATGGCGAGGTTGTTGTATCAGCAACGTTGGCTGCGAATGCGCGTCGTGGGATTACTCAAGTCCGCACACTATACCGAAAATTTAAGGTTCCGAGGCGTAGGCCATCCAGTACACTACCTAAAGGTGTTGGGAATTCCAAAGGGAGTTTCCAGCGATCTGTTTTCTTTGAAGG